GGCAGGGCAGACGCCCCCGCTGCCACAGCAAAGGCGACAGCGGCGAGCAGGTACATCGCCATCAGTCCACCTCCGCCTGCGATACAGCCGTGACCAGGGCCACGATGTACCGGAACAACTCCTCCCCCTGTGGACTCAGGAGGCACGCCTCCACCCGCTCACAAAGGTCGTCGTCGATGGGCGTGGCCGTCTTGGTAGCGACAAACCGCATGAGTTTGAGCGCCCCTTCTGCCCGTTCGTTCGCCGTGTCGGCGGCGGAAATCTCGGACAGCAGCGACAAGGCTGGTGCCCACTCCACCAGCATCTTTACCTTCTCGGCTACGGTTGCCATGCGGCTTCTCCTTCTGGCGGGCCACCCACTTCACCAGAAGATTTATGTCCCGCTCGGGCTTACACAGGGACAGGAGTTTTCGCCGCACGATCTCGGGATCGAGGCTCAAATCCCGGCACGTCTGGTCAAACGTGAACTCCCCTCCCGTGCCGTCAAAGGCCCACCTGTAGGCGGCTACCTGACGGCGCAGGATCTCCCACTCCTTTCTGCTGGAAGGGAGCATCTGCCTGTACCCCAGACGCCTGTGGCGACGGCACAACTCCCGAACGTGGTAATGGGTCCGAACGAGAACTTCTGCACAAAACCTCCTCCAGCCAGTCTCGCACTCCTCAACGATGTTCTCGTCGTCGTATTCCGTTACGGCGACGGCGATCATTATTTTGTCGGTGCCTCACAATAGCCGGTACGAAATGAGCCCTCGTTGAGTTCCGGCCACAACTCCAACGAATGGATTGCTGCCATGAAGTTCCACGCTGCATGGCCTAGATGATCCTCGCTCCTGTCGCCATCAAGGAACTTGAATACGTGGCGAATGGCATGATTCAGTATGTCGGCTGCACCCATACCGGCCTCCCAGTTATAGGGACTGTACTTGGCGGCACCTTCTGCACAGGCGCTTGCCACTGCCTCAATGCCCTTCGGTGGAATCAGGTCATAACGAAACATTTGTTGCTCCCAGATAAATAACGAACTGCCCTCATCACTCCGTCCACGTTGTCACCAAGACCGCCAATGCTCACATTGCATCTCTGGCACAAAATGCCACGCACCTTGCCTGTGTCATGGTCATGGTCAACCACCATCTTCTTGCGATTCAAACGACACACACCGCATAGCCCTCCCTGCCGGTCCCACATGTCAGCGTACTGTTCCAGCGTGATGCCGTATCGCTTGGCAAGGTTCCATCGCCGCCTGTACTCCGCCGCCTCGACTTTGTGCGCCTCCATGTACTCACGCTGGTGCTTCCGAATCGCCTCCCAATTCCTCATGGCGTAGCGCCTTTTGCCTTCTGCCACTTTGCCCTTGTTGGCCTTGCGCCACTCATTGTTCTTCGCATTGACGCACGGCTTGCACATGGCATAGCGCCCGTCCTTCGTGTTTACCGAATTGTGGTAATCCTCCAGCGACTTCAACTCACCGCACTTCGTGCATTTCTTTCTCGACACGGCTGTTCTCCTGAATGGCGTGCAGGACTGCAACCGCAGCGTTTGCCAGATGGTCGGCATTCCTATCTCCCGCCAGAAAGATGTATGTCTCTCGGAGGCACTCGTTGAGACATTCAGGCACGCTCAGTCGCCCCCCATACTTCGCGGCTCCCTCTGCACACGCAGCCGCCACCGACGCCAAGCCGATGGGCGTGATGAGGTCGTACCTCGTCGCCTCCGCATCGCTCGACCGAACGGCACCGCTGTCGTACTTGACCGACCTGTCCTCAGTTACCTTTATCACTTGACTAACTCCTTGTAGCGCGACTCAAACAACTCCTTCGCCTGCGTCCAGCAGTACGGATTGACTGGCCCGCACGCAGGCTCTACGTCGATCCCCCAGTCGTGCATGCAGGGGATCAAATCTCGTTTCTCCGCCATCAACGCCCGCAGGTCGGCCTGCTTCACGTCGGGCGGCATGGGCCACGACAGCCGGAACACGCGGGCGATGGTGCGCTGCACATGCTCCTCCAGTTCCCGGTAGCCGGGCAGGGCGTTCTTGAGGGGCGTGGCTACGTCACCCAAGTACGCCTCGCTGGCATCATGCAGCAGCCCCCACAGGGCGTTCTCTGGCTGCGTCAGTCGGCTCACCATGACGCTGTGCTGGGCCACCGAATACGGGCACTTCGCGTGGCCCGTGAAGCGGTTGATGATTGACAGTGCGTGCGAGATGTCAGGCAGTCGCACGTCCTCCTCACGGAAGTTTGCGAGGTCGATCAGTTTGCCGGTGTATGTCTGCATCGTCGTGGCGTTCATGGTCAGCACTCCTTGCACACCAGTGGGTCAATGGGACGCAGTGCCGACTGCGGCACGAAATACGCTTCCCCGTATCCGCCGTAGTTGGCCTTGAACTTCGGCTGCTTCGCCTCCTCTGCCGGAAGCCAGCCGTGAATAGTGAACTCGTGCGGGCCTCCTGTGACCAGGACGAACACATCGCCATCCTTGTCTCCGGACCGAACGATCAGGTCGTAGGAGTGCTTGGATCGCGTGCGGATCTGGATGTGGTCCCCGACATCCCCACCCGACTTGAAGGTGTTGACGCTGCCGTTCCAGTAGCGGTTGGTCGCCTTCGCGAACGCACACTCACCGAGTGCGCCGAGAATGTGGACGTGCCACTCGTTTTCGTTTGTGGGCCGGGCGTTTTGCAGACCCTTTCGCAGAGCCTCCACGTTTCGGCTTACGCCCACGAGCGCCGCTCGGCTGACCTCGAACCACTCCAGCGTTACCCGCATCGTTCTTTCCTTCCTTGAGAGTGACCCAGCCGTCCTTGTCCGGAATCGGGCTGTGGACTTCCTCCTCGTCGCTGTCGTCCCCGTCCCAGTCGATGACTCGGGCGTTCATCACATCGCTCCTTGCACTTGCTGCACGAACCGCTTGATCTGCTCCAGCGGGAACGTCACAAGCCACTCCTTCTCGTTCTGCCGGTGCAGCACAACAGGGCAGAGTTCCCCGCACTGCTCACGGGACTTGTCCATGACGGCGTGCAGGTTCAGCCCACGCTCGACCCGCTTCACCTCCATCCACAGGTGAGGCGTGCCGGGAGAGATGAGGTCGCTTGCCGACTCTGTGCCGCTGTGCTGCTGCGACCGTCGCGAGTGGGCCTGCGGCAGCAGTCGGTTCCACTCAGCCGCAGCCTCCAGTTCGCCACGCTTGCCCTTCTGCCTGCTGTTGATTGCCATGTGCTTCAACTCCTGCGGGATTCCGTTCTTCCTGCGAAACACGAACACACGAACCGGATACCGCTCCGGCTCATAGCCCAGATGACGCTTGAGACGCAGCGAAGCCAGGAACGCTGGGTCGTAGTGGGCGTCGTCAACCTCTCGCTTCGCGGTGAGCAACATGCCTTTCTTGAGGTCGTGCTTCCCCCCGAAGTGCAAGCCTTCGTGGCACCACATGCAGAGCCGCAGGAGGTTCCGGCGGTCGTGCGAGCGACCCGCCCCCTGCTGCAAGTGGTGGATGTGCAGCGACTCTCGCCCCCAGCACACCGCGCAAAATCCGTAAGCCTCCGCAAAGGCCGATAGTTCTTTACGCCCATCACTCATCGCCCTCCTCCGTCGTGGCTCCAACGATTGCACGAACGCAGTTGTCGAACGCCTGAGCGTCCTCCTCCGTCGTGAACTCGATCTGCCAGCGAAACACACGCTCGCCAGTGGCAAGGTTGGTCGCCACCTCACGGCGATGAATGCGGCACGCAGCCACGCCACCCAGCGTCTTGGCGGCATCCATCAGTTCCGTGTTCTCCTTGAGCAGAACGCTCAACGCCTGCGCCATGAATCCAGCCATGACCACTACTCCTTTCGTGAAATCAGACATCTCACCCTCCGTGCGTCTTGAGCCACTGGGCGGCGACGGCGAACCAGAACGACAGCATCGTCAAGTCCTCCGCAGAGGTCACCACTACCGTGCCGCTCGTGTCGATCACCACCGCCGACTTGTGCTCTTGCGAGAACCACTGCCGATCCCCGTCCGTCTCCTCACCGATCACCTCACGCAGCACATCAACGCCCTCGCTCGGACGGCACATGGCCGCGAGTTTCTCACCGCTGCTGTCCGTGTACCGGAGAAGAACCAAGTCTTTTGCCATCGCTCCACCGCTCCCTATGTCCGTACCGCTTCCGTGCTGAGAAGGGCCGGGAGCCCTGCGTCAGCAACCCTGTGCGGGTAGCGGTGAACGGCCTTATTTGGCCCTGTCCTCAGCAAACCACCGGGACGTAGCGTTGTTGCAGGATCGAATACCTGCCCGTTGCCCGGATTTCGTGCCGTCACCACTCAGCCGCCCGATTCCATCCAGGGCGGTTTGTTTAGGCTCGACCGTTTTCATTTCTTGAGCGCTGACCGATACGAGAAACTCAACAGCGCTGTGTTTTGATTCGACGCAGGACGCCCATGTCTGACCACTTGTCAGCAGCCAGCCATGAAAACCACTTCCTGCCGTGTGTTTCCGACACGGGAACGCACATGACGGCGCTCGTCCGTGTGTTGACGAGAACGAACGCATCCACATGGCGAGGGTCGTACGCCTCGCGCTTCGATTGGCCCCTGCCGATGCGAATCCTCGACCGGTTCCGGCCACGCGACGAGGATGCCTTGACCTGGATCCGCCAACAGCGGCGGACATCGCAGGCCAGAAGGTCGTAGCCGTCGTCCACAATGGGTACGGCAACGTGGAAGCCTGCCCGAAGCAGCCGCTCCACAGCCATTGCCACGCCGATTTGTGATACGAAACGCTCATCGGGCGATCCTTCGCTCATGCGGCCTCCTACCGGGACGCAGGGCTCTCCTTGCGGCGGCTCAGTTCCTTCCGAACCGCAGACTTGAACGGCGTCTCCTTCTTCTGTGCATCCAGCACCCACGAGAGGTAGCCCTCTGGGATGGAGTCGAGAGGGACGCCCTTGTATTTGCCGTACATCATCCGCCAGCCACGCTTCTTCTTGCCCTCCGGCTCGGAGAACAGGTCGCGGGTGGAGTGGTCGAAGTTCACGCCGACGATGAGACGCTTCCGCTTCTCGATGATCTCCTGTGCTTGGGCTTCCAGTTCAGCGAGATCGACGGCATCGGCCTCACGGATCGCCTCGACGGCACTGGTGCCATCCATCGACAGCGATGCGGCCATCCGCTCACGCCGCTTCGCCTTGAGCCTGCTCTTGGCGTCCAGCACTTGCAGGGCGTTGAGCAGTTGGTGCGACCGGCTGCTGTCGGTGATGTCGTAGATGTTGAAGTGCGGCTTCTCGCTCGCCGCAATCGCCGCCAGCCGCTCGTC